ATCAATCTTTTGACCAACGCCGCTACTACTTCTAGTTTTCATTAACTGTATCTGATAGCGACCACGCTCGCGCATTGCACGACTTGTAAAGATACCAAACACGTTATCCGCTGTGTTAATTTTACTAAGTCCACCACTGATGTGCGAATGATCAAACTCTATTTCATCAACTGCACCTCTGTTCAACTGCGATGCTGTAACAAACACACAGTCTAGTTCCTTAGCCAAGTTGCGTAGTTCTTCACTTACATACTTGTCTTTGACAAACAGATCACTTGGGCTTACTTTAGCACTTACTGGCATAAGCAAATCCAAGTAATCAATCAGCAAGAAGTCTACACTCCAGTTATTTTTTATTTGTAGTTCTTTTAAGAATGATCTAATATCATTAACATTGCTCTGGGCTGGCATGTATTTGATTTGCAAGTTACCTGCTTTCTTGCCTGTCATCTTAACTTTCATCTCAACAGTATCCAAGTCTTTGAATACCTCTTTGGTGCTTACATTTGTAAGCATGCTATCAATACGCATAGCACTTAGACCTTCGCTAAGTTCCAGTGTCAAATACACACCATTTAGTCCTTGTGTTACCCAGTTAACTGCTAGGTTCTGCATAAACAAACTTTTACCTGATCCTGATCCACCTGCAAAAATATTGAGTTCACCTTTGTTCATGCCGCCAAACAGTTTACGATCCATAGCGGGCCAGCCTGTGCTAATCTGTCCGTTATTGTCTTTGAGAGCCATAAGTCTTGCTCTCGGATCTTCAAAGTAGTCTGTGCCCATGTCTTTTGTAAGACTTATTTGCACTGCGTCTTTGATAATCTTTTCAACTGGTTCGTATTCGCCTTTCTCAAGCAGGTCTGCACTCTTGAGAATAGCACGTTCTAGTTCCTGTCGCTTAGTGAATCCTTCAAACTCTACAAGGAACCAGTCGTTATGGCTTTCATTAATATCAGGTACAGGCTTTAGTTCTACACCTGTTACTGCTTGTATCTGTTGTGCAGTAGGTAATGCACCATGTTCGTCACTGTGTTCTTTTACAAACACTGCAGTATCATGTAAACTGCGATCAAAGTTATCTACGTTATAGATGTTCTGTACACGCACAAAGTTCTGTGCATCATGCAACATCATTTCTAAAAATAACTTTTGTAAGTCTGCTGTATATTCTTTATTCATAATATTTTTTAATTTCTCCACTAGTAGGAAATTTATTTAAACCATAACACTTTAATTCAATTCCACGTTCTCGCAAATGATATTGTATTAAACTTTCGAGAACTAAGTCTCCAAACAAGTCTACATCGTAATTAGCCTTGTCTAGTATAGTATCTTTATATTGTACATAATTTTCCCATTGTTGCCAAATTTTATTTTGACCATACTGCCAATCGTTTATTTTTTGTTCAAATCTATCGTTATCAACTATATTACATCCAATATGCTGTATAACCTCGAGATTAATCTCTTTAAAATTATCAAATATATCCCGTGTGTCAATACAATAAAATCTTAAACTTTTTGCCAAGTCCCATTGAGTTTTCATCTCTGATAACCACCACTGCGGAACGGTTAAACTAAAGTATTCTCTCCATTCCCAATGATCTAACTTTTTCTCATTCCAATTTTTCATTCCAGGTTTCAATGCTTCTATTAGGTCTTGCACCAGTAGTCCAGTCTTTTGTTGAGTAATTAGTGCAAACTCAATACTAGTAGGATTGCAAGGCCCTAGATAAAAAAAACGTTGTTCAGTTGTATATTCTTGCGAAATGTATTCAAATATTTCTTTTCCTTTAAAATCTAACATAGGAACTATGGGTGTAAATATATTATCAGTTGCCGGTTCAAAGTTTGGATGCATTAACTGATGTTTATCTAAAGGATGCCACTGTTTATGTCCGTGTCCATTTACTAGACTAGGATCTTGTCTATTAAGTGCAATATCTGCGTTAAGAGGTAACGTATTGAGATCTGTACAACTACGCAATATTAATTCTATGGTGCTGGCAGCACTGCCGGGAACAAAACTTAACCAGATATTCATTGACACTTTCCACAATTAAAAACGCAATAGTCATAGCGTTCAGTTTGTATAGTACTATAGAATTCATCAAAGTACTTAATTTGTTCTTTTAGTTTAGTTGTTGTTATTTTATGTTTATCACGATTCTTCCACCAACTATTTTTGTAATAAAATTCATAGTGCGAACTAAAACAACAAGGTACATAATATCCGGCGGCACTGATATAATGATGTTTGTTGTCTTTGCACTTTGGATCTATATCAAAGTCTTTTACACCTTCTTTTTTATATGACAGTTTTAGTGTGTCCGAAGGTCCTGTGTATTCAGTTGGTTTAAGTGGATCATTTATAAGCCAACGATCACTGGGTGTAATCCAAAATCTATCAATACCAAGTGACTTACTAAGTTCTCTAGCCTTTTCTACACTATGTTCATTAAAACTAAAAGGTATGTATTTCCACGCTGTACTAGCCGGTCCTAGCACACATTCTTGGATACCAACTAGTATACTATCCCAGTCTGCATTTACTCTATATTCTGTAAAATTTTCAGGGATGCCATCAATACTAAACCTTACTTCATCTGCTGAACGTAGTATGCTATTTAAAGTTTTCCACCATTTACGACTCTTGTAACTACCGTTTGTAACTATTGATAAACGTTCACATTTACTAGTTAACATTTTTATTAACTTTAAAAATTCTCGATGATATATAGGATCACCTAAATTGCCGCAAATGCTAATGTTATCAACTGGCACATCTATAAATTGTTCTAGTGCATCTATATCTATATCGTTAATACTGAACTTTTTTTTTGAAAATTTATCTATAAACGTTGTGCGTTCACATCTAAGACAACCAAGTGTACATCTGCTTGTAGGTTCTAAATGTAGACTAACCAAGACGTTTTCTCATTAAATTAATTTTTAAACTCATTGTTTGTTTTGCATCAACGATACTTTTTAGTGTAAACAGTTTTCCATAACGTACAACTGCATCGTTTATATCCTTTACATCTCTTTCCCATTCAGGGAAACTAACACTCCATCCATACTCAAGTGCATCGTCAATAAGCCTTTGTCCTGCACTGTCTCTGTCTGGTACTAGTATAACTTCACGAGCAAGTGTGTCTATAATTTCTGCTTGTGTCTCACTAGCGTTATTACTTAATATACCAACACCGCCTATACACATTGCATCTAATATGCCTTCAGTAACAATTACAAACTTTGCATTAGGCAACTGATCGTCCATGCCATATACATAACCAGTATCGTAACTGTTGTGATACTTTGGCTTACTGTTTTCATCAGTTGTTCTTGCAGTGTATCCGATTAGTTTGTTTTTATATGTACAAGGAATAATAAAACGTTTCCACATGCCTGCAGGCTTAGTATCGCTGTACAATAAATCCGCAGTGTCTAGTCCTCGTTGTTGAACATAGTCTTGTATGTGTTGCGGAGCTTCTGTCAGTGCTACTGTATTATCAGGCAAAGGTCTAGATTTAAATTTTATTTCAAACTTTTCTTCTTCAACACTGTCCACTACCACTGTATCTTTTATACGCAATGCTTCAATGTTTAGCATCTGTCGTGTGTTTTCATCTACGTTTAACCACGTCAGTAGTTTACGCATTTTAAAACTAATATGTCTTCCGGGCTGCCAACCTGTTTTAAAGTTGCAGTTAAAGCAGTGATAACTTACTGCATCACCATTTGTAATTACACCGCCTCTGCTACGCTTGTCCATGCTTTCGCCATTGTGATGGCAACATACAGCATTAAACGAAATCCATCCGTTAGTGGTACGCTTTTGCTTGCCAGGCAAGGCATCTATAACTGCTTGTTGTATACTATTCATAACAGTTATATTATACGTTCTTTTGCAAAATCATGCAACCTAATTGTAAAATATTCATGTCCTGCAGCGTTGGGATGCCCCCCACTTGCAACCAAGTCTAGTCTAGGATCATCCTGCATTGCTCTTTTAAGCGTACTATCCATGCTTGCTCCTCCTAAAAAATAATTAGGATATGTTGTGGGATTATGACTACCTAGTGCATTAAATTGTAATAACTGTACGTTATTTGCACTACATATACTATTAACCATTAGTTTAGCATTATGAGTAAACATATCATGACTTGCGCTAGTGCAGTTTGCAACCCATTCGCGAGCACTCCTAGTCCATCCATGCTCGCCTCCTGCAAATCCATTATGCACCCAGCGATCACTATACCAACTCATTCTAGTACGATTTGTCCAGCCAACACATACAACTATTTTTTCATCAGGATTTCTTGTGTTAAGAAAGTAATCTGCTACTTGCTGTGCTATAGCAAAGTTACTGTTAGCAGGCTCTGCAAGGTTATCCCAGGTGCATCCTAATTTATTTGCTAGGCGACCTAACCAAACATTGCTTTCTCTGTATTGAGTGTTTGCCCAATGGTCATTGGGATCTATATCTAGACTTTGTAGTTCACTGCCGTAGGTAAAACTGCAACCAAATCCTATTAACTTCAAGGTCTATATAATACTTGACTCAATGTTCCACTAGTAGTTGTGCGCTTAAAACGTACTGCACTGTATACGCCTGTGAAATTTACATAAGCATTATCACTCTGTGCAGTGTATGTTTCTGTTGCTATGGTTGTAAAATCAGCATTTTGAATACTATTACTTGGATTAATTGAGCCCTGTATCTCCAGGGTGCCTGTAAACGCACTGCTAAAATAAACTTGTGCAGTGTGAATTGCTGTGTTGCGATTTACATATGGTTTAATTGTTATTGTGCTTCCTGTATCACCACTAGCAAATGATTCTGTAGTGCTTTCTACAAATATAGGATACACACCCTCACATACTTCAAGTGTGCCATTGGCATGATAATTATCATCTGCATATGCAGGACTTGTACGACTTTCACCATCAGTCACCTTAAGTGCATAACTGTAAAACTTACTGTCTAGGTTAAGCAGATCACTTTCGGTGATGCTTGCCTCAAATACACCCTTGCTAGGATTTATTGCTGTAAGCGCACGTTCGACATATGCTACACTGTTTTCTTTATCCAGTATAACAATACTTGCTGTATGATCTGTCATAGTTACACGTTTTTGATCGCGATTCTTAAACTCAATTCGAATAAAGTTATCTATTCCACGATAGACTTTTATATTGGGTGTGTAAAACATGCTCATGAGGTTGCTAACTCCTGTATCAGTAACTACTGCAGTGTGTTTTTGTGCATATAAATATCCAGTAGTAACAGTCATACTGTATTTATCGAAAGTATTAAATGCCGCCACTTGCTGAAGAAATATTTGAAAAATATCCGTTTTTGAGTTTGGTAACTTATGGTGGTAAAGAATATGTAGGAATAGTACAGAATCAAGATGATACAGTACTCAGCATGTATGACTATGCTAGAATTCCTGATAATCTTAAATCTACTTTTTTAGAACTAGGAGATGTTTGGTGGTGGGAAAGTAACAGAATGATTCCTATTAATTTGTTTCTAAAACAGGACTTTGCACAGTTTGCCAGTATATTAATTACATTTAACATCCGAGATACAGAAGTTGTTAAGGGTCCAAGAGTAAGCATTGCTGATCTAGCAAAAAAACGTAGCAAAAGACGTAACATACAATTGGTGAAAAAAGTTAAATGATAGAATTCTTTTTAGTGCTTATGATTAAACATTTTATTGTTGATCTAGGATGTCAACAATATCTAGGTCCAAGACAAAAGCACCATTGGATCGGCGATGGACACACACATTATCTACATCACGGATTAGCAACAGCGTTCGTTGCATTATGGTTTGTACCAGAGATTGCAGTAATAATTGCTATACTTGATTATATAATACACTGGCACATTGACTGGGGCAAGCATCATTTAAATAGATATCTTAAATTTGAGGCTAGAAGTGAAGCATGGTGGTGGACAAATGTACTAGATCAATGCTTGCATGTGCTTACTTATTATGCACTGGTAGTAATTGCTAGTGGCGTGTAGTACCGCCGTCATTGTTAGACATAGTATAATCTTTAATATCCAAATCATCTGAAATTGTTTCTGCTACATGCGCAAGCATTTTTTGTATCTGATCATCATCCAAAAATGTTTTATATAATACCATACTGTGTTTTAGCAGCATAGTAGCCACATACATAAAATCTTCGTCTGTGGTTAATTGTGTTTGGATATGTGCTACTAGTGCATTTTGTATATCTTGCATGCGTTGTGTGTCGTCGCTCATTTGCTTTCCTCTAATATGTTCATGTGTACTGCTACTAGTTGTGCGTAGGCTACACTGTGACTTTTCTTAAAACTATAACTGTCTTGTCCTGCTTTATGCCATATTGTTTTTGCTACTTCGCTCCATGTTTGCCCTATTAGATGACGTTTAGCAGGGCGTATAACTGCAAGGAACATTGCCATACGAGGAATACTTGTTATATCCTCTGGCATTCTTGCCATCGTTTCAAAGTGCTTACCTACATGTATTAATTGTTCAAAAAAGTCTCTGTCATGTAGTTTATTCCACGTAGGCTCACGCATAAGTTCTACCAGATGTAGTTCATTGCGTACATGTGTATACACACCAACATTTAGCAAGTCTAGTTTAAAGTATCCTAGTTCTTCTGCACGTTTATGATCTAATGTTGCTAGTCCAGTGTGTGCTTGTGGAATACTATTAAAGTAAACACCTGTGTTATGCTTATTACCATTTTCAAGTCTTGCACCTACACCGCGTACATGTTTAAGTAATTGTGTGCGATCAGCGAAGTCAATATCTACATCTGGCATATCATACATTATAGTCCTGCCTCTTTCAATATATGCTTTACCCATTCTGTGTCTGCAAAATAATCTACAAACTTACGCTTCCAGTAGTCTGGATCAATATATGGAAATATCATTTCTATTTGTTCTGTGCTTAGTTTGTCTAGTGCCACTTGTCCACTGTCACAGTTAAACACAATCCATGCGCTAATACGTCCTGTGGTTATGTCTCGCACTAACACATTGCCATTTACATAACAAAAGTAATGGTTAAACACACTAGCCTTTTCTTCTGCCCATGCTTCCATGGTCTTTACACTACGCTCTAGTGCATCCTGTGTTGCTTCTTTGCGCAAGTGTTCCATCAAATATTCTTGATACACTGCATCCTTGCACCAGTAGTCTAGTTTCTTATTGCTCTTGATCACCCAGTCAATAAACTTTGCAGTGTTAATTGCACGAATATTTACCATGTGCCTGCCAAACTTTACAAACGCATTATAGTATGCACTTGCACTAAAGTCTGCATAGGTCTTAAATTTAGCACTGCCCTGTGTTAGTTCATAAAAACGCAAGTATGCAGTCATACCTAGTTTGACACCGCTTTCATTCTCTTGTTGCGCACGCCGTTTTGGCTCGCACAAATGCGCCACAAGAGTACTTTCCTTGCGATAGCCTTTGCCACAGTATTGACATATGTAGTCTTTGGTTTCCATACTATAGTTAATTATAGCATCTTTAATAACGCTTGTAAAGTCGTTCATGCATCACCATAAAGTTTTGCTATTGCTTTAAGGTCCTTGTCTGTGTACATATTTGCAAGCATGTCTAGTTCATCACTTTTTGCAAGTGGATGTAGTCGTTCTACTTCTTTGCGACGCTTGCTACTGTTGTTCTTGTCTTTTTTCTTATGACCAACCCACTGATGGAACTGTGTTCCCATGCCAGGACTTACTGTGCATAGCAACTGCCATACAAGTTTAGGATGCTTTGCCAGTTCAAAGTAAGTACAGTTTACACGCTGATTGCCAGCCATCAAGTAGTATGCCTGTAGTTCACTGCTACCTTTTACTAGACTTACATAACGGTTTAGTAGGAAAGGTGCAACTTGCTTTTGATGCTCAGGAGCGAGCCCATCATAAAACTTATAGTCTTTTTTATCTATGGCAGCTAGTACTGTGTTTAACTGTAGTTTGTCGGACATAGTTTCTCTTCTAAAAATTCTTTCCAGTTATCTTTATTAATTTCATCAATACTCCAATTACGCATTTTTCCACTCACAGATTGAATTAAATTATTATCATGTTCAAAGTTAAAAATGTTTTCTAATACTTTGTAACTCCAGTTATTATAAAGTTCTATATGCTTTGAAATGTAACTATGTGCATATTCTATCTTATAATCTGGACAAATAGTTTTGTTAACATTATAATAGATTTCTGATAGATATAGCAAATTAAACACATCTTTGTAATGCACACTGGTAGTATTATCAACATCACTGTGATTATATTCTATGGTTTCAATCTCAAGTAGATTATCATAATATTTGTTTACAACAGTTGTTAAATCAAAATTATTATCTAAAACATTTTTATAAAATATATTGAACACTGCTTTGATCTTTTCATTTCTAGTAGGTGTTAAAATTCTTAAAACTAGTTTGTTATCATGAGTGTAATTCATATTGTGCGTATGTCCGTCATCATTACTTTGCGTGTAATCATAAACTGGATTATTTTGTTGTAATGTATCAATTCTAATATTAGCACTACGAGATTTGTACTCGGGATGAAGAAAATGCCCTAGAAAATGACCGCTTGCTCCTCGTGCAGCACATACTTTGTAATGTAACTTAGTCAAACTTAACTCCGTGTGTATCTATCACATCATTAAATGATAACACAAACATGCGGGCATCGTCAAGTGTTTTAAACTCTAGCACTATTGTATCATCTACGCTTTCTATTCTATGATCTGTGTCTGTGCGATGTTCTAGATAACGTTTTACACGATTTAGTAAATTACTAGCCTTGGTTCCGTGCTTTACTGCAGTGTGAAAGTCCAACATATGACTAAACTCAAAGCATCTATATTCTGTGCGTGTTATCCTGCCTGGAGTAGGCATACCAGGACGCCATGGCATATTACCACGCTTTGTCAATGCTAACAATCTCATTTTGTTTGTTTATCTCTTTTGCGCAATACACACAACGAGGATTCTCTACGCCTGTTTCAATAGGTATAGCAAGTATTTGTCCCTGTTTAAGTTTAGGAAAGAACCATTTAACATCGCTGTAAATGTCTACAATGTTAACTGGCAAGTAGTTGTGTCTAAAGTCTCCCAGCGGATTGAATACAAATGCATCAAACCCACGATCATTCAAACTACTAAAGTTAAGCATTTCCAAATCACCAACGTCTCTGTCACCAATAAGAATCTTCCAATCTACCGGCATGCGAATCATATTACCATCTACATTTAAAACCACTGCAGGACTGTTAAAACTTTCTAAAAATATAAGTGGAATAAAAAAGTAATCTGGATCTTGTGGGTTGCTATTATCTAGTATTGCAAAACGAAGATCTTCTACTTCGTCTGGTATGTCATTCATTTCATATGCTAGATTTTCTAATGTAAGTATGCGCATTAGTATACCTCTACAATTTTATCAGCAATGCCGTATTTCTTTGCTTCCTCTGCACTTAGCCAAACATCTTCTGCGGGAAGTAGTACTTCGCGAATTTTCTTTTCAGTCAATCCTGTACATTTTTTATAGTGTTCTAGCATACGCTCACTGCTAAGTTCAAACTCGCGCATTGTAGCAAACAATTCATGTTCTTTGCCGCGTGATCCC